GGGAAGCGCGGAGGGCGACAAAAGCGTCCTGCATCGCTACGTCCATATCATCACCTGCGCCAATTAACGCCTCCAGCGCCTGTTGCGCTGCTTTGCGTAAGTCACTCATGCTCACCCCCAATCCCATGCGCTCGCTCGATAGCACGGGCAAATCTCTCTGCAATTACCCAGATATGTGGTTCTGGCTCGTAAACATCCGCCCACAAAACCTTAGCCTCCTCATCCGTCAGCGGCTGGCGCTGGGGTGGGGCGGTGTAGAGGGGTTGCCACTCATAGGTAATGCCAACGGGCATAGAAGACTTAGTAGGTGGCTTCCTATCAATCAAGTACCAATCCCCAAATTTGCCCGGCTGTATCTCTTGGCGTTCTTGCCACGCCACCGGCTCCTGCTCATCCTCTCCCGGCAACTGTCGTGGACGGCGTGTGTATCCTGCTCGTTTAAGTGCCTCTGCGCGTCCCGATACAGCAGCAGACTGCGCTGCGTATTCGGACATGGGAGTAGCACCGGGGATTGGCTCAGGCTCAGGCTTAGGTTGGGTCAAACCCATCACAGATGCGCTTGCATTGGTTTCCGCTTCAGTCAATCCGTTGAGCATTGGCTCAGGCTGCGCGAGGGCAGCGCGGAGGGCTTGTATAGATGTTTTGATCGCTGCATTTTCCTTTTCGTCTTCGTCAGATAACGCGCCAAAGGCCAACACTAAAGCCTCCAGCGCCTGTTGTGCTGCTTTGCGTAAGTCAGTCACCATGATGTTGGGGTGCTCCTCTCCTTCCGGGGTTGGAGCCATCGAGTAAATCTTACCCTTGATTGGGGTTCCCATTAAGTTTTGCTCCTCTCAGGCCAGTCAGCAGGACGTTCGGCCCATTCAATGTCTCTGCGCCCAAGTTCTTTCTTAGCCGCCCAATATGCGGCTTTAACCGCAGACTCATGCTTAAACGCAGGCCAACTCCATACCTCACCATTCCACCAGCGATAGGCGGCATGATGAGCGGATAGTGTGTTCTTCGTGGGCCACCAGCCAATGCTTGGGGGTGGGCTTTTTTTCCATACATTTGTCATTTTTTCCATACAAGTAGCGCAACGCCACAGTTTTCGTTTATCGAGTCGGCCACCGAAAGCCGCTTTGTTCTTGCTACATAACCAACAGAAGCGCGTAAAGGTTCCTATTACCACAGCCACCTCTTCATCGATTTATCCTAATCAGCGCATCAGGATGATCCCGACATGCCTGCAAGTAGTCAGCGCAAAACGGTAAGAAATGCTCCCACAAGCCCCATCCATTAGGCGAGTTAAACATCTCAAATTTACGTTTCTGTGTAGCAAGCATCGCTACACCCTTTTCTAACGGCTCAATGATTTGCCGTGCATGAGTGATCCCAATCTCTTCTGGCCTCCACAAGCAATAGTAGATTTCTGCCGCTGAAGCCATAAAAGTTAAGTTGTGCGTGATGTTGCGGCTGTAAAGCTCTTCTCCCGCCTCATTTTCCAAGTAAACATCAAGGCTCATTCTCCGCTCCTAATACGATCAACGATCTCTTGCGCGTTGTTGTCGCTGATGCACAGGCCAAAGATGATGCGACAGCAATGATCACGTTCGGCGGCAATCATCTTCTTGCACACCAACGCCCATGCTGCATTGGCGCGTCGATTGGCCTCTTGGATGTCTAACTCACGTTCTTCATACATTTTTTGAAGCACAAAATGTTTTAACACCTGCCACATTTCCTCGGCGTTGTTTGTGTGAGCAGTCCGGTAGTTGAGGGCGTGCCAAGCCAAAGATTCTTCTTCTTCATCCATCACTCAATCCTTTTTGAGTTAAGCCGAACAAACTCGGCCAGCGTATGCAAATCAGACAATTGATCTGTAGGAACAGCCCGTAACATCCGAAAGCCTTCAGCCTTGAGCAACACTCTCAAGGTGTCGCGTCGAGCCTCCAGCGTGACTGCCGACAGTACAAAAGCGATCTCTTGCGCTTTATCCCAGTCAATCATGGGCTACCCTCGTTTGTTTCCGGTCATGGCAGATCAGCAGCTTGCCATCTGTGCTTAACTCACAGTCGAACAGTTCCTCGTCTGGAGCGTCTGGCGACTGTGAACAAGCGTAGAGCCACAGCACTAATGAAATAACAACTACTGCGGTCCGCATGGCCTAGCCACCTCTCGGACCCATACGGCTAATTCCTTAGCCGTGGCGTCCTCCGGGGGTTGCATACCAGTTGGTATTTGCCACCCGGTTCCCGTTGCCCGAAGGATCGAGTCGATTGGTGTTCGGGTCTGCATAGATTCTTTGGCTACCTGTGTCGCGCATCTCCAAATCAAAGCCATACGATCACCCCGAAACAAAAAACAATCAGGCCGATACAGACCAACGCGCCGATAAAGTGCTGAAGAATTTTGTTATCTGCGTTCGTTGTTTCGTCAGGCCACCCACACGCCTGTGGCGCTGGGCAGTTTTCCCGTTTGCCACCACAAGAACCACTACACATCTCTTTTGGAATCATCCGCTTCTCCTGGTTAAATTTCACTTAACAAGTAATTGAATGCTGCTGCTGCCACTGCTGGTACCTGTCCATTTCCAATACATTTAAGCCGGAGTGCCCTATGGGCCATCCCATTAACCACTCGACCCACATCGGGTTCAGTTTCCCACCAACCATTGGAGGGTCTGGGTAGGTCTGGGTTTTGGTTTGTCCCCGCTCCGTCGCATAGTCCAAGCGATCCCTGCAAGTGCCCGTTTTGCCCGACCCTTTCCCATCCCCCGCGCTCGGAGTCGGCCATTTCGCAACCGCCACGGCCAGCGATTGCTGAAGTTTGATTCCGACCAAGGACTTCTCGGCTTGGCGGCGTGTCCAGTTCTCCACATTGCCCGTCTGTTTTGCGTCCCCAGCGTTCGGTGTCGGCCACAGTGGCACTTTGCCTTGTGCTTTTCTGATATCCCGCCCCGCTATCACGCTCGCCTCCTCCAAGGAAATCTCCCCGGCTAACCACTTCTTTCGCATGATCCTTTGCGTACCTTCGCAGGGCATACTTGAGGCTGTGGGCGTGGGCCAGAAGCCAGATTCTGTCTCGCTGGTGCGGAGCTTTGACATCGGCAGCTCCCAAGACTGTCCATTGACAGTCATACCCGAGCGAGGCCAAGTCTCCAAGGACTGTTCCAAGTCCTCTAGAAGTGAGGATTGGACTGTTTTCCACAAACACGAGACTGGGTCGTACTTCGCCAACAATCCGAGCCATGTGCGCCCACATTCCACTTCGCTCTCCGGTGATCCCTGTTCCTGATCCCGCAACACTAATGTCTTGGCATGGAAAGCCCCCAACCAAGCAGTCAACAACTCCCCTCCAAGGTCGCCCATCAAAGGTTTGCACATCAGGCCAAACCGGGAAAGGGGGAAAGGTTCCATCGTTTTGTCGTGCAACAAGCACGGCCTGGGCGTAGGGTTCCCATTCGACAGCGCAGACACATCGGTGTCCAAGTAACTGCCCAGCAAGGATGCCTCCACCAGCGCCCGCGAATAGATGTAACTCATTCATTCTCCTAAGCGTCCCACAATGAAAAGACGGCTTGTGTTTGCACAACGCTGCGGTCCCAAGTTGATCGGGCTTGATGCGATTCAATACGCTCACGCATTACGGCTGCTCGCGCTTCTTTCGTTGGCGGCGTATATGTTCCGCGCCAAGCAGAGTCGATGCCGATGTTTTTGCCGATGTTTGTAGAGTCGGCAGACGCGAAGGGAAATCGCGTAAACACATCAGGATTCAACATACGCAAACCATGAATCTTGGCGCACGGTCTACCGGAGCGATCACAGACAACATCCATTGTTTCTGCCATGCGCGACCACCATGAGGGGGTTCCAATTTGTGCGTACTCAGCTGAACTACCCAGACAAACTCTGGGAAACTGTGCCACCAATCTAGACAAACGATCCATGGACTCATGAAGATGCCACACCGGCGCTCCGATCCACGGGGCAGATTTCAGCCAAGGCCACTCTGCCAACAATGCATCATTAGCAGCTTCATCACCATCAATAACGTCTGGGATTACGGCAAAGTCAAAGTTTGGATAGCGGTGAAGCTCCCTGATCCATTCGTAATATTCAGACCAATCGGTGACTGGGCAACCGCTCTTCCAAGCACTAAACGCACCGTTATCAACGGCAAACGATTGGCAAACATCCAACGCCAAAGTCAGTTGCCCTGGATGCCGATAGGACACAAAAGCATGTCCTCCCGAAATGGCGCGTACAGCCGCAGTCATTGGATTGATAGACAACCCGTGATAGTGAATCACTTACGGCCCCCAGCGGGGATGAACTCATCCATCCATCCATTTCTCCAAGCTGCTTGAAATGCACCACGGCTATTTCGTGCCCATTGATTTCGGCTTTGAAACTGCTTGGAGTCTTTTAGGCATCGTGCATACGTCCAATAATGGACTGGCTTGGGCTTGTTTGGCTTGAGTGGAATTAACTGCCCTACCATCCAAGACATTGCATTTAAGTTGTTCATTTGTTCGCAAAATAAGTCGCGTCAACTGAGGCAAAGTAGGCGGCATCAGAGGCGTCCTCTGCTGCGCTGCTGTCAAGTTCAGCCAAGGCCGCGCGGCGATCCTCGATGAGAGTCTCTTCATCTACTTCGTCATCGCCGCCGTCTTCTTCACAGTAGGGGCAGTCATCTGGATCATTCAAGTGACGGCAGACCGCGACGGGCTCATCAGGTTCTATCATTTGGCTTCTCCTTTTTGGCTTGTGCGCGACTGGCGCTTGCACATTGGTTTTTATATTTGGCTTCGTCTGTTAACAACACACCGTCAATAGTGGTGTATCGGTGCAGTTTTTGACACTCATATCGTCTTCTGGTGCTGCCGTCTTTATTCGGCCTACTCTCTAGCACCTTGGCATTCTTGCCGCATTGGGGACAGATCATTTTTTCTCGACAGGTTTCGCCAACAGCCATCGGTCACCCAAAGAGGCAACGGCTTGCGCCCACTTCAATTGGTTGGCACGGTTGAGTTCGCGTGGCATATAGTCCACGTTCCAAAGTTTGCGACTGGTCTTGAGCAGGTCTGTTTTCATGCTGTCTCCGCTGATCGGGAGCGCATGATGACACGGCTTCTGGCTCATGACAAGTAGGTGGTCGCATCTGGTGCAAAAAAGTTTATTGATGTATCATTCGCCCCCTCAACAACGAAAGGAAGACTGTGAAAGTCCTGAACATTCAAGCAATCCGCATTGACGGTGGCACACAAAGCCGCGAGCAGATCAACCAGGATTGCGTGTCTGAGTACGCCGAACTGGTCAAGGACGGGGTGGAGTTTCCACCTGTTCAAGTCTTCTTCGACGGCAACGATTATTACCTAGCCGATGGCTTTCATCGCTACTTTGCTCACCTCACCGCTGGCAAAGTTTCGATCTTGGCTACGGTCAACAACGGGACGCTGCGTGATGCCATCCTGCACTCGCTCGGAGCCAACGCAAATCACGGGTTGCGTCCAAGTCGGGCAGACAAGCGCAAGGCCATTAACACTTTGCTGGATGATTTCGAGTGGTCAGCATTGGCGGATCGTGAGATTGCTCGCATTTGCAATGTGTCCCATACGCTTGTGGCCGAGGTTCGTCGTCCCAAGCCTCCGGCCATCCAAGTTGTTCCTCCTGCTGGCAAGATTGCCAGTCCGAAGGTGATCGAGGCAGAGCCGGAAGTTGAAGAAGAGCCAAACAATGAGCGCGAGGAGGCTGTGCAGCAATTGGTCGAGGAGAACGAGCGACTGAATGATCGTCTGGCCGTCGAAGCAATGGATGCCTCAGAAGAAGAGAAGCTGCTGGCTAAGGAAACGATTGATGACCTTCGGGAAGAAGTCCGACTCCTTCGTATTGAGAACGAGTCGTTGAAGATCAGTCGTGATACCTATCAAGCTGAGAACGCTAGCATGAAGAAGCAGATCGCCAGCCTTCAACGCAAAGCCGCATGAACGATCCGTTCAAAATTGATAGCCCTACATGCATCAGTTTTTCAGGGGGGGCGCACCAGTGCATATATGCTTTGGCGCGTCCTTCAGAGCAATGATGGCCTACCATCAGATGCAAAAGTATGCTTTGCAAATACTGGCAAAGAAGAGGAGGCCACTCTTCGATTTGTAAATGCGTGTTCAATTAACTGGGGTGTACCCATTACTTGGCTGGAGTATGTTGCCGATGAGACTGATGATAAATGGAGGGAGGTCACTTTTGAAACGGCCAGCCGTAATGGTGAGCCATTTGCCCAGTTGATTAAAAAGAGAAACTACTTGCCAAATCCGGTTTCAAGGTTTTGTACTGTTGAATTGAAGATTCGTACTATTCACAGATACCTGAAATCCAATGGTTGGACTGAATGGGACTCGATGATTGGTATTCGCGCCGATGAGCAGCGAAGGTTGGCAAAAATTGGCAATCAAGACTACGGCAAGCATGAGGAAAAGCATGCCCCCTTGGGGGCTGCTGGCGTAACCAAGGAAATGGTTGGTGCGTTTTGGAGGGCGCAATCATTTGATCTCGAGTTGCCCAACATGAATGGCGTCACCATGCATGGGAATTGTGATCTGTGCTTTTTGAAGGGCACATCTCAAACCATGAGTTTGATCAATGAAAAGCCGGAGCGAGCCATCTGGTGGGCGTCGATGGAAAGCCTTGCATTATCTAGCAAGCCAGACGGCGGGAAGTTTAGAAAGGACCGACCCAGTTATGCAGCAATGATGCAGTTCACCAAGGAGCAGCAAAATATGTTCGACCCCACAGAGGAAACGATTTCGTGTTTTTGTGGTGACTAAGTAATGGCCTACGCCCACAGGCCAGTTTGTGGGCAGGAGTGAACATGAAATTGCAATTGCGTGAAGCGCAACTGAATGCTATTCAGATGCTGAGAGATGGCTTTGCTCAAGGCCATCGCTCTCAAATCCTTGTCGGGCCTACGGGGTTCGGGAAGACAGAGATAGCCATCGCGCTATTAGAGGCAGCAAAGACCAAGGGAAGTCGAACTGCCATGATCCTTGACCGGATCGTTCTGTGTGAGCAAACCAGCCAACGTCTTGATAAGTATGGTATTGACCACGGGGTACTCCAATCAGGCCATTGGAGATACCGACCTCAAGAGTATATCCAAGTATGTTCAGCACAGACTTTGGAGAAGCGCGGTAATGTTGATGCAGTATCTCTGCTGATTATAGACGAGTGCCATCAACAGCGCAAACAAACTACCGAGTTCATTAAGAATAATCCAGACATCAAGGTTATTGGATTAACTGCTACGCCATTTACTAAGGGTCTTGGTAAGACTTATAGTAATGTTGTAAACCCAGTCACCACACAGAAGTTGGTGAATGATGGGTTGTTGGTTCCATTGAAAGTGTTTGTCTCGAAAGAGATCGACATGACTGGGGCCAAGAAGATAGCGGGTGAGTGGTCGGAGGCGGAAGCCAGCAAGCGCGGTATGCAGATTACTGGCGACATCGTGGCCGAATGGATCAAGAAGACCCATGAAATCTATGGCAAGCCCATGAAGACCATTGTGTTTTGCAGTGGTGTTGCTCATGGTATTGACTTGGCCCAGCAGTTTGCTGCCCAAGGATATAACTTCATCAGCATCTCTTACAAAGACGATGACCAATTCAAGCAGGATGTCATCAAGGACTTTGCCCGCCCCGATACGGAGATTAACGGGCTGATCGCTACTGACATTCTCACCAAAGGATTCAGCGTCGATGATGTCCACATTGGCGTAAGTGCCAGGCCATTCAGCAAGTCGCTGTCATCTCACATTCAGCAAATGGGCCGTGTGATGCGTACCCATCCATCTAAAGAGTTTGCCACTTGGTTGGATTTCGGCGGGAACTACTTGAGATTCCGCGCCGACTGGGAGAATGTATTTGAGGAGGGGGTTCAGGAATTAGATGATGGCAAGGAAAAAGCCAAGACTGAGCCTACGGATGGGGAGAAGAAGGAATCCAAGTGTGCTGCCTGTGGTGCCCTGTGGCCTAGAGGTTCTGACACTTGTCTTCACTGCGGAGCGGTACGGGAGCGCAAGAGCAAGGTGGCTTCTGTTCCCGGCGAGATGGTCGAACTAGCCAATGGTGCCAAGGTCATCGACAAGCAGGCATGGTGGGCCATGTGCCAGTACAAAGTTAGGTACGGCGGCTGGAGTGCTGGTCGTGCAGCACACTTTTACAAGGACAAGTTTGGCGTGTGGCCTCGATCATTGAACGACAACATGGTCGCCCCACCAGATATAGCGTTCGAGAAGTTTGCCAAGGCAAAACTCATCCAGTTTCTTCGTAGCAAGGGGCGGTGATGGACTTCATTACATTTTGCCGCCTGAACGGTATTCTCATCTCATCCCTACCGCCTCTGGGTATCTGGAAGCGATACCCTACTGAGGATCATCCCCGCAGTCGTAACGGCGCAGTCAAGTGGATGGGAGAGGTTGGCTTCGTCCAAAATCACGCCACGATGATTGAAGTGTCTGTCTGGAAGACAGAGGGGCCGTCGCTAGTAAACCACCGGGAACTTCAAGAGGCAACGAAAAACGCAGAGTTAGCGCAGTTGGCTCGACAACGTGATGCAGCGCAGAAGGCAGCGTGGATTCTCAAGCAGAGCCAGTTCGCCAGCCATGAGTACCTGAAGAAGAAGGGATTCCCTGACGAAGTAGGAAATGTCTGGGTCAAGGATGGAGAACGATTACTTATCATACCTATGCGGCTTGAGGATCGTCTGGTTGGATGCCAACTAATCTCTGAAGACGGGGTTAAGAAGTTTCTTGCGGGCCAGAAGACCAGCGAGGCAGCGTTCTCATTCGACAACAAGGGTGCTCACATCCTATGTGAGGGCTACGCTACAGCCCTATCCATTCGTGCTGTGCTCAAGGCTCTACGGCGTCGGTATCGGATTCATGTGTGCTTCTCCGCCGGGAATATGAGTAAGGTCGCCTCAAGGCTCTCAGGCGGTTACATCGTGTCAGACAACGATGTAAGTGGAACGGGAGAGCGAGCAGCCCGAGAGATCGGGTGGCCTTACTACCTACCGCCTATGGTAGGCCATGATTTCAATGACCATCATCTGGCTGTCGGTATGTTCAAAGCCGGACAGGACTTGATCAAGTCATTGAAAACCTTGTGAGATCGTAGGCATCTCGACCTGAAACAGTTCAGGTGCTTGATCCTCCAGCAAAGACAAATGCCCTATCACTTGGAGCCCGAGTGCTAGGGCAGTTTCACTTTGGCCTATCGCATCCATACGAACTTTGGTAAACCCAAAATCATCCTCGATGATGGTGATGTTGACGATGGTTTTCATTAGTTTATTGTAAAACTTTTCCAGCACTAAAAAATTTGTGGGCAGGGCTACGCCGGGTGACTGGGGTATTCCCATATCCTCCATCATATTAGGTTCTTCTGCCCTGATATGACCAAGTGCGCTGGACGGATTAGTTCATCGGGATACCTGCTTTGGCTGTCACAGTCAGGTATGCCTGTTCAAGTCGCCTAATCAACGCTTGAACGCATCGGTTGGTCGTGCCGATACGGTAGGGTTTTCTTCCATGCCGCCCCCATTGGGCGCTTGCTACGGGTGGAGTCCGGTAGCCGTGAAAACAAAAAAGCCTCTATCTACTGCGTCCGGTGAGAACCCTTTCACAAGGGCAGACGCATGAGATAGAGGCCTTACTTGTCGCTTCTCACGGCAACAGGTGTCATTCTACACAGTCCACAGATGTCCGCAAGCATTTTTGGTATGGTCTTAAAAATTTAGGTACGTTCTCATCTGTCAAGGACTCCAAATGCGGGGATTTGGGGTCTTGTGCCTGGATCGCTGGCAATCTTGCCAAAAAAAAGCCGACCTGATTAGGGTCGGCGAACAAGGAAGCTTGATTATCACTCAGTCGGGATGAAAAAGCGACAAAGCCCCTCGTCTGGAATCAGGATCGGCATCAGGTCTGGGTGCTTTCGCAAGCACTCTTGAGCGCAGGGTGTCTTGCAGCCAGCGAGGCCGGTGGGTTTGCCGTTGACGGTGGCAGAGAATGGGGAGCCAGGGGGGTGGACGTAGTTCATTTTGTTCACCAGTTGGTCACCTTAACTTCGAAACGCTCATCGGCTGGCGCGTCGTCGTCGATGGTGATGTAAGCATCACAAGGATATTGATCGTTTCTGGTGAATGATTCCGCCCAGTTGGCAAAAGCTGTGGCTTCTGCTTTGGTCGGGAACCGGTGCCAGGTCACGCCCAGAATGGGCAAGTCACGTTCAGAAAAAGTGTTCATTTTCATTCGTCCCGATAAAGTGGTGCGGTAAGCCCAATGCCGTACAAAACACACTCGGCCCGAGCAGCTTCTTCTGTTTTGAACCAAGCGCGTGAGCCGTTAGAGTAAAGCACCATCCAATGGGTCCAATGTTTAGGGGTCATGCTAATTCCTCCCAAAGTAAAATAATTTCTCCGTCGTCATCTTCAACGGCGGCATAAGGGGTGCGGTCCTCGTAATCATGCAAGCCTTGGTCGATCTCATAGTTCATCGTGGCGATCAGATGGGCTCTGTCGGCATCGCTGGCGCAAATCGGATCGCTGCAAATCATCTTCGCGCCGGTCAACAAATCGAAGGTGTCAAGATCAAAACGACGGTCAACCCAAAAGATGGAAGGATCGTCTTCTGAGGTGTAGAGCCAGAATGTATCTTTCATGGTAACTTTCAAAAGCCGCCCGTCTGAGGGGCGGCGAGGGTTAGTCGGTCCAGCGGTTGCGGGTTGATTTCCAACCGCTGAGAATCAGAATGATCAAGCCCAGGATGCGGCGGGTCATTTCACGAAGCTTTGCAAGCTTTCAAGCCAGAGAGAGGCGATGCGCTCATCTGCCATGAAAACGCACCTAAGACCGATGCTGGCGGCGTAGCCCTTGGCGGCTTCAATGTCGGCATGGTGTCCAATCATCCAAATCAAACCGTCGTGGGCTAGGCAAAAATATCGTGAGGGTTGGTTCATTCTTGCTCCTCGAGTGAGGCCAGCAGCGCGAGAGCGTCAGCAAAGTGAGGTCCAATCAAGTGGCGGCGCAGCTCCTGCAAAGTTGCAAGCAAAACAGGTGCGGCGGCGATCAGTCGAGCGTCGGCTTCATTGTGTGATTGAACTTCGGCAATAACTCCGGCGCGATCTCCAATGGTCCAGAGTGCTGGCTCGTCAAAAATGTAGTCGGTTGCGGTTGCGGTCCATGGTCCAGGGGTATGCATATGATCTCCCGTTAAAGTAAGCCGCCGTCAAAAACGACGGCGTTGATTTTTGCCCGAATCCATTCGGGTGATTCAGCAGCATTCGAGTGAATGATGCATAGACAATGCAACATCTCGGGCGCAGCCGCGATCAGTCGGGCGTTGTCCACCCAGTTTTCGAGCGAGTTGTCTAGACCGGCCACAATGCGATCACCTGATCGAATCAGGGCGTCGGCTTGTCCAATATCAGCGGTCCATCGGTCATTCATCGGAGCTCACCATCATGGAAACAGTCGAGGACAAAAAACAGAACGTATATCCCTTGCCATCGGAACTTCCGCCGTATGCCATCTCGGCCCAGTCGGGTTGATGCTCGAGCTGTGTTTCGATCAACTTCCGAGCGGCCAGCGCATGGCGCCCAACATCATCGAGGCCGTATTCAATGGGCACAATTGCTTTGTGTCCGTTGCAGCTGTAAGCCTTGATTTTTGCGGCGCGGCGGTCCGTTGCCGGCATAAACTTCGTGTGAATTGCGATCATGTTGTATCTTTCAGAGTTACTGTGCGGTGGAAGTCCACCCCAAAGCACCCGAGCGGGTGCGATGGGCTAGGCTCAAGCCGCAACCGAAAACGGCATCGGCTCAAGGGGCCAGCGGTTTTGCAAATAATGGTTCCGATGCTGCTCGGGATCGTATGGAACCCAGCCGGTACGCTTGAACCCGAGATTATCGGGACCGTCGAACCCCCTGCAAGCGTCGCACCTGACGCACCAATAATCGGAGCCTGGCGTTTCATTAGATGGTCGGCTCTGCGCCCACAGTCCGGTTTTCCCGCACTCCTGGCCCCATGTTCCTGGGTGACTGTATCTGCAAAGCCCGCTCATGGCGCGTCACCGTCAATGGTTGCCCGAAAAGCCAGAGATTCGCTAATCTGTCCATCTCTCTCAAGATAATCAACCCATTGGGCAAACAGCGTTTGCACCTCGACTGGGCACATCAAACCGATTCCGAGATGGTCTTTAATCCGGCGGCGCGGCAGGTCTGGAAAGCGAGCCCAAAAATCCGATCGGATCTGTTTTTGCGTGGTCATCATCATCAATCCTCCAAAATAGTATCAAGCCAAACCCACTCACCGCGGTCACCGTTCCATGCTTCGGGTTGCACCTCCACCCTCATGGACTGGGCAGCTCTGAGCGCGTAAGCTTTGGTCCCGTCGATGGCGATGGGCATTCCATCGACGAGAACCCTAAATTTTCCCTCTGAGAGGGAAAGTGTCCCTTTGATCATGTGACCTCCTGAAAGTCAAAATCCAGACAATCGCAAGCGAGTGTTCCGGCGTCATTGAATGGGCGGAATTCGGGCTCTCCTTCGACCCCGACACAATAACCAGGTCGAACAGAATTCAGCCACTCGAAAAGTTCTGCATCGTCTTCATCGGTCATGCCGGATGAGTCCCCATAAAGCAGCGGGCCGGCCCAATGGGCGGGCAGGGTGTAGCGGGTTTCGGTCATTCTCTCACCTCCAAAATGGTCATGGTTGCGGAGCCCGTGGGGCCGGTCACCTTGTAGGAATGCTGGGCGATTCGCTCGAGGGTCATCAAGCGATTAAGCAAGCGGCGGCGGTTGCGCCAGGTTCGAAGCAGCCGTGCGGCTCGGGCTCGAGTCATCTTCGGATCGGGGGCGGGCGGGTCGTTGTCCCAAGCCCACGAAAATTTCGTCATTGTCTCTCCTTCGATTGGTGAAAAATTGCGGCGTGTCGTTGCCGCACGGGTTGAGGGTTCTCTAGTTTTTTTGACTGGGCCGCTAGAACCAACAAGACACCCAAGAGCGCAAGCGCACCCCCAAGAACCTGACGAGGCTCGAGGGGCTACGCTCGCGTCAGTACACCAAAATATCGAAATACGCCAACGCGAGGGCGGCGAGAACCAAGCCAATCAAAGCTGCGGCGATACAGTCACGCATTGCCGCATTCCTTGAGCATGGCGGCATAGGCGGCATCATTGATGCGCTGCCGCTCCCGAATGGCGATATCGTCGCGCTCGGCTTCGGCTTCGGAATCCTCGAGGGCGGTGATGAGTCCGTCGAAATCCTCCGACGGTCCGAGCAGGTCGGCCAAAATGTAAACCGACTCTTTGTCAAATTCTTCGCAGAGCGACTCGAGGTAATGCCGCCTCGAGCGGTAACCCTGGGCGACATAGGTTTGCAATTCTGCTTCGGTGGTTTGGTCGAGGTTCATGTTGTCTCCTTAAATTGTGGAAGTCGGCGGATTGGATGATCGGTATTCGTGTGATGCTCGGTGAGGGTCACCGCGACCCCTCGAGCAGCCGCAACAGCCATGAATCGGGCGGCGTCGCAGTCTTCCTCGAGATAGGCAAACGAGGCGTCATGGTAGGAATAACGCGAGGGGAAAAATCCCCAGTTCCTAAGCAGAGAGAGAGGGGCGGCGATCCATCCGTGTGATGGGTCTTGGAGATAATCGAGGTTCATTCGTAACCCTTCAAAAGTTCGAGTAGTTCAATGGCGGCGGCGACGGCGGCGCGATAGTCTTCATCGGGTGCGGTGCGCTCGAGGTCGTCAAGACAATCTAGAACGTGAGCGAGGGTGTCGGTCTGAGGGGTGTTCATGCTGCGCCCGCCGTCAAAGTCGACAAGGCCAGATGTTCAGCCAATCCATCATCGTCGGGCGGATAGAGTCCGAGCAGGATCAAGTCGCCATCGGCGAATTCGTGCGTCGTGCCGCACTCGTTGTCGTTGTCCGTGAGGATCAAGACAAGCCCATCATCACGCACCTTGCGCCATGCGGTCATGCCGCCGCCCGTGTCGATCACCTCGAATCCGTAATAGGCGGGCGAGACAGAGAATCGCCCGCATTCGCTCTCCGTTGGGTTCTCAATCTCGAAACCGTCGAATTCAAAGGTCACGGTCTGGTTTTCCTCGTTCATGGTGGTGAAGCCTCCTTCGGCGGTCAAAACGGTATAGGTGTTCATGCGTTCACCTCGCGCAGAAAACGTGCTTGGAGGTGGGCGGGATAGGTCGAGAGGTCGTGCGCCGTCCAATCCTTCGCAAACCCGCCTCGAGCGAGAATGGCATTCTGAATGGCGCGAACGAGCGTTGGCGCATCGGTGATGAAGTCACCAAAGG